ATTGTTCCAAATGGAATCGCAAACTACAAGCTCGAGCAGGGAACTCGTCTCTTTCAGATTGTTCAGCACAACTGGATGCCATGGAAGAATATCATTATCGTTGACAAGCCTGAGGATCTTCCTCCGGCTATTGATAATCGTGGTGAGGGTGGATTCGGATCTACGGGCCGCTAAGACGCTCAAGGTCAGCATCTGATGGCGGGTACAGCAAAAGACCCTGAGGAGGAGTGGGCGGATTTAACATCTGCGGAGGCTCATGAGTCACCATCTTCATTGCCATTGCCACGTCAATGCTCTCCTCGGGAGTGAACCTAGAATTCACCTTTGCCACATCACTTGCAATCTTAGCTGCAAGAGGTGTGCTAGGAGCAATCAAATAGGCAAATCCGACAATAACGAGAAGGACTACCGCGGCAAGAGTCCAATTACGGATCGATACTTTCATTGTTCTTCGGGCAGACAAGAAAAATGGAAACCGGATCTTCAAATAAGAAGACGGCATGGATTTCCCAATTCCCATTCGCTGTTACACGTGTAATCTTCCGATCGCTGGTAAGTGGGAGACGTTTCTAAAGTTGGTAGCAACTTATCGCAAACAGGATGGACGTCCCGAGAATTCCGAGCTTGTGTATCTTACTAAGACCACCACTATTACCGCTGAGGGTCGCGCGATGAACGAACTTGGGCTTAGGAGGGAGTGCTGTCGCCGCCACTTTCTCACGCACCCAGGCGTCTAGGCAATCTTCGCATAAACCGTTATAGTAGGTAACAATTTCTGTACATTTAGATCCTGCACAGTTAAAAACGTCCGGAATACGAATTCTAAGTCCGGACATCCCCTCCATTTTTCTTTTTAGATAAGAGTAAATGTCTTATAGTGAATACCTTGGACGTTACAAACAGAAGATGACAACCTATGTAGACACCCGTCCTCGCTACACGGCTAGCCACTACACTGAGGTGGTCAAGAGGGTTGCTGCTGCTGGAAATCTTGAGACTGTAGTTGCAAAAACTGCTTGTGCCCGTGTCTTGAATGCACCGTCTACTCGCACTGAAACGGGCTTTCTGCATGGTGGTGGTCACACGGTTCAGGATGCTCCGATGTATACCGAGTATGCTGCGGGCCAGGCTGTTGCACAGTCTCTGAAACCTGCTAATGTCAAAGCGGCTAAGATTACAAACATGTGTCTCAGCACTACAGCGTTACCCGAGTTCAATGACAAGCTGGCTGCAAATGACTCAACTCTTGGAGCGATCCAGCGCCAGCGTGTTGCGTATGGCAACGGGTATGCCTCCAACTGCTGCCCGAACTGCAAGAAGGTTCTCTTTTCAGATGGATGCAACTGCAGGCTAACTACTGCACAGGCTGCTGCACTGAAGAGTGTCAATACCATGAGGCGTACAATTGAGCCTAACGTTCACGTTACTTAAACAAACTTGTCTACAACTAAGAATGCTGACTATATACACCAAACCAATCCCAAAACCAGCGGATTGTTTTGATTTATCCGGATTATCTCTTGATGAGCTAGTCAGCTCTTTATCATCTATCTATGACCACCAAAAAGGTGGGACGATTTGGTTGGGCTATCTTGATGGATGGATGTTAACCAACCAAGAGGAGGTAATTCTGCGAAAAGTGATTCGTGTCTTTTCATGCAGTGCAGTTTCAACGTTTCCACTGTCATTTTCGTATGCCTGTAAAAACGAGATCGATTACGTCTATGTAGACTGACCTTACAATGGACGCTCCTATTCTTACCACAATGGTTGTTCTCTACACGACGGGTGTTCGCCTTGACACAAACATTCTCGTCAATACTCTTCCACTTGACGATACATTTATCAAGATTGAGAAGCAGGGTGTGCTTAAGCGAGGTTCTTCAAAGCGAGATCTCATCAAGCGTCGCGCAAAGACAACACCTCCAAAGCGCACAACTGGATTTGGACACAACTCAATCACTCTGGTTGTAATGTCAGACGGCGACGGAACTCTTCTACGTAAGGAGATCACGGTCAAGATCTTTCAGAATGGTGTCTTTCATATCACTGGTGTTCTTGACGAAAAGTATGACCGCAATGTCACAACTCTGATCCGCGATCAAATTGTTAGCCACTGTCCAACTGCAGTCATCTCCGGTGATTGGAACATGGATGACCGACGGGTTGTTCTCATGAATTACAAGACAAGATTGGTAGATGTTTCAAATCTTTCTAGGGATGCACTCTACGCAAGACTGAGGGCATCTGGTGTTCAGACTGTGTACGAACCAGCAGTCTATCCGGCTGTCAAGATTTACTTCCCCGAAACCAAGTGGATTGCAAAGGTCTTTCGTACTGGTCAGATCATTCTGACCGGTATGACAACCCATGATGAATGTGGACTTCTTGTGAACCAACTGCGTCCACTGGTCGTTTAAGTGAATACTTGTTGAATATAATATGCCCAATATCCTTCGTGAACTTACACCTGAGGAAGTAGCAGCAGGAGAGCGTGGAATCAATGAACAAGATCTTACAGCAACGCAGGTACAGGCACTGTTGCGGACAATGGACAAGAGCAAGGAGAAGTGGGCTCGCCTGAAGTCAAACAAACATGAATACGAAGCCAAGCTCCAGGAAGAGAACCAGGTTCTGTATTTCAACTATCCCTCCCTTTTTCAGATGCACGCAGAAGATCGAGTTGATTCAACACTGTTTGAGATGTTAGCCGTAAAGCGTAAGATTGAGAGGGGAGAGATCACGCCTGAACAGGCATCTCAGATTATTGGGCAGAAGCTCTATCAGAAGTTTGTTCCTGCAACGGCTCCTTCGGCACCAACGATGTCATACGAGGATTACTATCGGCAGAATAAATGACCTCAAACTCTGTACTGACATACATAAACGTAAAGTATCGGAGAAGATCATCGCCAGAACAATCTGTCATCACATAGCACTTGAAACGGCTAAAACCAAGACCATCGAGCAAAGAACACAACTGGTTCGTTGTTCCAACATTATCTAATACAAGAAAGTCGTTCCTGTTGTTCATACTGAGCCTACCAATAGTCTCCTTATGATCCCACAATGCACGAGCACCCATGATGCAATACTGTTTGTCATAATCCAAACTGACAAGCTTATTGCAAAATTTTGGAGTGTAGTTCTCACGCTTCCAAATCTGTGACCGAGTAAACATGTACTCCTCATCTTCATGGGCATTCAATTCCTTCATTCGGTCCTGAATTTTGTAGTCCTCATATGCCTGAGGAACAATGTAATATGGTGTCAAGCGATTGATCTCAGAATTGCGAATGATTGAAAAGTTATTGTTATTTTCATTCATGTACTGAATGTATGCTACCTTTGGAATACGGACCATTTTTGTCTTCACAGCTGTTCGTAGGAGCAGCTCAAGATCATCGCAAATAGGTAGAAACTCAGAGTAGTTACCCAACTCATTGAGAGTGCTTCGTCTCCAAATCCGAGGGTGGTTGGGTACACTTACAATGTGACTAAGGGTGATATTATTGATGTTCGGAGTGGAGACAACATTGATCCATTTGCCCTTATACTTTTGGCGGTAGTAACCAGAGTATCCAAGACCAAAAAAATCACCATACGAATGGAGATTTCCATTCTCGTAGATGTTTGCAAAATCCATGTAGACAAATCCGACCTCAGGATCTTCAAATACCTTAGCAGCGTCTGCGAGACAATCAGAGACAATCTCATCATCGTGATCCATCTCTAAAACATATGAACCACGACAGAGTGAAACAACTTCATTCTTTACGTTACCAATGTTTCCACTGTTCTCAGATCTTCTATATAGACGAACCCTTTTGTCACCTCCAACAACCTTCCGCATAAACTCAAAATGACGGTCATCTGGAGAGTCATCGAGCACAACCCACTCCCAGTCCTTGAGAGTCTGTGATTTGATACTGTTATAACACCGGTGGATCTTGTCGTAGGAATTATAGCATGTTGTAGCTACCGAAAACACAGGGCGTGTCTGCACATGGGGTTTGAGAACATTATGAATATAGCAAAAATTGACTCCACTGTTAAATGCAGGAATGTCAATCGTCTCAAAGTGAATCCACCGTAGTCTCATACGGTCTGGAACAATCTCATTTACTTCTGCAATATACTCCGTGTCTGTCTTCTTCCCGTAGGTAACTAGAATGTTGAAATTGCAATCAAAAAGGTTATTTAGGTACTTCTTATCAGATGTAAAGTGTAGTGTACATTCAAGTTTTTCCTTATTTGCATTCATATACGTATCGATATCCGCGTACTCATCATGTCTGAAGAAGATGACAATCGGATACTTCATTGCGTAGTCTTCTAGATTCATTCTTTAAGTTCGGTACGCAACTCCATCAGCATCTTACCAAGTACATTCTTTCCAGGCCACTTTGTAGAATCCTTCGCCTTTGCAGTATCCACGCCCGTTCCGATTCCCCAGTACTTATCGCGAGCGTTTGCCTCACCAATTGGACGAGTGCCCGTTTCCATGAGCTTTGCCTTGATATCGGGGTGCTGCATCAACTTGGCTTTCAGTGCGGTACGCATGATTTCATCCTTCTTACTATTCCACTCTTCCTCCTTGAAGTCCTTGGCCTTCTTTCCAAGAGCCTTGACTGCCTTTGCAGATGGCGTCTTCATGATCTTCTCTGCAGTCGCACCATCACCAAATAACTTTGCCTTTGACCACTGGAAGTAGTGCTCAACACTTGTGAATGTAATCGAGTCAATCTGCATCTTTGCAGGATACATATTTGAGAACATTCTCCAATCACCCTTACCTTCGTCAGCTCCGAAGAACAGAACAGGTTCTTCGACTGGCTCGGCAGGTGACTTCTTGAGGACCTTCTTCTTCGGTTTCTTCTCCTCGGGCTCCTTCGGCTCCTTCGGTTCCTCCTTCTTCTCTTCCTCAGGAATCATAGGAACTTCTACCTTCTGAATCTCCTTTTCTGTCCTCTGAAACACAAAGCTGCGGTGAATGAATGAGAAAGACTGTTGCTCTTGGGTGATTGTAATTCCGTTCTGTTCATCGTAGTGTTCGTTGAACATCTTGGTACCAACCAGTTCGTAGCCTGCCTTTCGCATCATCTCTGTAACACGACCGAAGGGAACAAGGTACTCCAACTGAGGCTGCTCAAAACTCTCAAGTAGAACATTGATTCCCTTTCCGAACTCCTCTGTCCAACCACCCCCGTCATCATACTGCTTGTTGAACTCGCCAAAGATCTGGTTCTCTGTGCGAAATACGTGTTTCTGTTTGCCAAGCATCATAGCATAGACTGCAGCTCCATCCAGACAGGTTCCGAAGAACATACCCTTTCCGTGCTTCTTCAGGTTGTCTGCAAAGACTGCGAACTTTTCCTCAGACTCGCATGCATAATGCATAGCAAACTGGCAAGAAATTGCATCAAACTCTGTAACACCGACAAATCCTTCAAGGTAAGGTGTTGTAGCTGGCTCAAGTCCAGTGATCATTCTCACATAAGAATTATTTGCCTCAAACAGCGGTTCGGTCATGTCTCCAACAATAAACAGAACAGGCGGCATGAAGTCAGTTGGGTTCTGTGCCTTCTCTTTCAAGTAGCGGACACAGGCTCCCTTCTTTGGAGAGATCAGGTTGGTGTTTGAGATATCAAACCCAACTACTCGCGATGGGCGAGTGCGCTTCCACTTTAGGAAATCTCCACCCTGACCCACTGCGAGTTCTAGCAGGGTATCGCCTGGCTTGATGCAGTTGCGATAGAGAATATCTTTGATTCGGTTGTGAAATCCGTAGACATCGCGAAGGATACGGTCACGGGCCTCAAGATTGTCTCGGTAGTAGAGATCGTCTTCATAGGTATCGTCAGGAGGACTGGCTGTGACATCGCGGATCATCTGCTCCGTAACAGGAACATGGATATTTGTCCAAATTGCATCAGCTACCTGCGAGTCATTACCAAATTGTGGCTTTCCTTGAACACGATACTGATAGGTCTTGTCATAACGAGTCCTCATGATGATCCATCGGGCATTTTCTGTGTCATATGAGCACTCAATAATCGTATTGTCCTCAATGCGAGTTCCCGTTTGATCGATGGGAACACCGCGGTCATTGAGCGGAATCTGAATTACATATGCATCTGGTGCCCTTGGAACAGCAGGCTGAAAGTGCGATGGGATTCGGTCACGGTTTTCGGCTGCATTTCGCAAGTCAGCCGGGAGCTGTGGAGGAACATACTCTCCCGTGATGGTCTCGCAAGGATAGACGATATCTGAACCCGGGCTTCGGCTTACAAACAGAGAGCCCTTCACGACACGACGTGCAAGAACTGGATCAAAGCTCTCTCCTGGCTTGAACTTTACAAGGAAGTCAATACTGTTCTGACTAGCCGGTTTCCACTTGTAGACGGACAGCCACGCATTGCCCCTGCGCTCATTCATTGGTGCCACAGGTGTGGAACGAGGCGTAAAGATCAAACCATCTGTCTCGTACTCAAACTTTGTATCAAGTATCTTACGAATGGCATCCTGCATAGCCGGTCCGTCGCCGGCCAAGAACAGCTTTGTTACGATGCGAAGTGTCTGCTTCCCAGGGTACGTTGAGAAGTCCTTTCCGAGATCAGCCACAAATTCACGTGCGCATCCAAGACGAGACTTTGTAGGATCGCGAATGATGTCCTCATCTGTGGTGAAGAGTGGAAGGCGTCGTGTGTCTTTTCCACGGAAAGTGTAGACATCAAATACACAGAAGAGGTTTTTGTCTGCGATGTACTCACCGTCAATCACATCACCGATATGAACATCCTTGGTTGCAACAAGTCCTGTCCATGTGATCTTTGAACTAGGTGTAATCCGAAGCAGGCGCCTGTCACGAACAACAACCAAGAACGAGCGCTCACCATCGGCTTTGTTTGTTACCGTATATCCCGTCAGGATGTTATTTGGGCGATCAGCTCGGATGTGACGACGTTCCATTGTGACGGGATTGATGAATGGGATCTTGGACATCTCAAATTCCATGCGGTATCGCTGGATATCGGAACTGGGGAGGAGGAATGGTGATCCCTGGAAGGATGTGGCAAGTGCCTCCACTGTACGGATAAGAGATGCGATCATCTGCTTCTCGGTGACCTCTCGGTTGATGATCTCAACTTCAAGTTCATAGCTCGGCGTCTGTTTGAGAACATCAGCAAATGTCTTGTGTGACCTGAGCTTGGTCTTGACTGTGGACATGTCAATTCGGACAATACCATCTAGGCTCTTCCAAGACTTGCGGTGAAGGATTCGGCAGTAGGAGGTGGCGTCCATGGGTTGACCTGTGAAGTCCTTGCGAAGGTGCTCCTCGTGGCGAAGAGTGAACTTGACAGACAGGTCGGGAACGTCAATCATGTCGCTCGAGTGCGTGGCAGTGACGACGTCAAAGTACTTCCTCTTGCGCTCAACGGAGAGAGGCACGCCGCGAAAGCTGTTTGTCGTACAGACCTTGTGAATAGACTCGGGTGTTGGAACATTGACCCTAGTTCCATCTGAATATGAGAATGTGGCGTAATGCTGATCAAGTACAGCGCCGGTAGAAAGCTCTTGAATTGTTTTGACGATACGATCAGCAACGTCCTTCGTATGAATTTGGCCAGTAAGGACTTTGCATTCAAGTTCTGCGTGTTTATCCCGCCTGACGAACGAAGCATACTCCTCAAGAGATGTTCGTGTAGCCGCGGGAAGAAGGGACTCCATTTGCCTTACTTTATAGCATGAATGAAAAGCGTCCATTTTCTTCATAAAACGGAAGTGGACTATACAACCCCAACTAATGTACAATGGATCTTCTACTTTCCAATCTCTACGAACTCGGGTCTGATTCTACGCCCACCAGCACCATTATTTCAAACGAGGTGATCACGTACCTTGCAGAGAAGCTTCTGATTGATGATGAGGGCAACCTCAATCAGAGCAATATTCAGTGGTTAGAGCAAAAAGGGTTTCCAGTGGTTCCTTGGGAGCGAGACGGCTTCAGATGGCTAGTTGGTGCTATTGAAACAAACAAGGGTTTCATTCTCTTCGCGTAGAACGTTCATAATTCTTACGATCCTGTGCATCGGTTTCCATCAGCTTGTGCTGGTCCAAGTAAAAAACTACCATTTTTTCAATTTCGATAATACACTCGTCTGACAGAACATCTGAAGAGACAAGCACTCCTGTTTGTGTCTTTGTATAGCTCTCTGTATGACGCTTAATAACTTCAAAGATCTGCGCATGTTCGTTGGCATCAAGATGTTCAAGCTTTTCCTTCAGTTTCTCCTTTCGTTGCCGATTCATTTGAAGGCTTGATCAGCTTTTTTCTACGTGGTCCTTCCGCAGCCTTGGTCGTGGAAAGATCAACTGTCACAACCTTCTTATCTCCCTTATCTTCACCAACTGGAGCAGCAAAGATTCCGTCGGGAAGAACAACTTCTGCAGGAGTGTCTTCAAGATGCGTCTTGATTGTCTTCATCAGCTCTCCAAGAATGACAATACTTTCATCACCCTGCTGAAACTTTGCACCCTTCACTATGAACTCGATCTCCTGACCGTCCTTCACTGAGTCAAAGTCGGAATTTCCAATATGAAGGTCGCGAGGTAGAAGAACCTTGATCGGCGACCTCTCTGCATGAAGACCGATCTTACTGCGAAGAGTGACGGGTGCCTTGAAGACTTGTCCAGGATGGGGAAAGCAGATATCTGACTGAAATTTGACAACATAATCAAGACCTCCCTTAATCAGATTAATTCGTCCAAGTGAATGTTCAACGATGGTGATACTTCCAGGATTAATAAACCCCTCGGGAAGGCAGTATCCTTCATACTTCATCTTGAGTTGGGCTACTAGACTAGAATGAATATTGCGTTTTAGAAATTTGGCATCAATGTGAACATTCCTAGTAAGTTCACGACGTTCAAAGAGCTCCATGAAGAGTTACTTCATTGACAGGAATGTTTTCGTTTTATTTTGACTTGAGGGCCTGAATAATCTGCTTGCTCATTTCTTTCGAAGTGAGAACGCTCATTTCTTCAGGTGTGTACCAAACCATATTGTGTTGCTCTCGGGCTA